ATCTCTACTGCAGTTTTCTCCAATGCTTTTTGAAACAGTTCACCACCCATACCAGCATTAACAACTGAGTTCCAATCCATAAGTTTAACAGATCCACCTGCAATTGCCTGTGATAACTGATACATTGCGGTAGATGCCTGTAGAGCACTAGAACCCGAACCTGCTGCTAAGTTAGCAATACCCTTGATAGACTCAGTAGAGGTCTTCAAATCAACTCCTGCTGCTGTGAAGGTACCTATATTACGAGTCATCTCTGCAAAGTTGTATATAGTCTGATCTGCATATGTATTCAATTCATTTAATGCACCATTTACTTGGTCTAGGGTTGTACCCTTACTCGCAGTATTGGTCATTATAGTGGTGATTGCATTCATCTTTGTTTCATATTCAGTAAGACCTGTTTTAATTGGATCAATAGTTAATGCTTTAACTAGACTCATTCCTGCATGGATAGCAGAATTAGTTATATTCTGTAGAACAGTTATACCCATGATGCCAAGTGCTGAGAATTTATTATTTAAACTTTCGATACCACTTGCCATTCCACTAAGGGAAAAAGAGTTTGCAATTGATTGTAATGATGACAATCCTTTCGCAGCACCATCTAATTGAAGACCCTTCTTAAGTTGACCTAATGAATCTACACTAGTCTTAATACCACTCTCAAATTGTTTGTTGTTAAACTGCATATCGACAATACGTTGATCAATGCTACTCATAATTTAGTTACCTCCTTCCACATGTCATTTGCTAATTTATCAAATATTGGTTTCATTGCAGGATTAATATAATCTCTTCCCTGAACAAATCCTCCGTTTCTAGTACCATGCCCGTACTGAATAAGTATAGCTATAGGTACACCATTGTTAACATTTGAATTGAACCATGCTATTTTAACACCTTTGGCTGTTTGTACAACCTTGAAATCCCAGGAACTAGCTGTTTTGCCAGTATCAACTGGAGTTGCAGCAGATAAAGCAGCAATACCCGCTTGCCCACATCTGTTTAAGGCATTTAAATATTCAGCAGTAAGTGCCCTGTTAAAGAATGTTTCTGTAAGTTTAAAATTTCCTCTTTGAGTTATTGATATCATACTATTAACCCCCCGTGCCTAATGATTTTTTTCGAGCAGCATTTAATTCTGCATTTCTACTTATAAGTTCTTGCTGGTTCATCTTCTTCGGTGGGGCATTCTTTATATTACACACATTAATTAGTGTTAGTAGTCGATTTAGATGCCATTTCTGACACTCAAATGGAATATTCATAGATATCATCCAATAGTAAATAACCTCAGCAGTAATGATTTCTCGATTAGGACCATTGAGACTTTTCCTAAACTTTGTTGCCGTCATATCTGCTTCTATGTATTTATGAATGGTCAGAATATTTTCATTTGTTAATAGTTTGTAGATTGAGTCGTCTACATTTTGGGTTATAGTCATGCATCTTATGTAATCAATTGTTTCGTCAACAGTTTTGTCCTCTTTCGAGAGGAACGGTTTACTCCATTGTGACTCCCATTTTGACAGAGAGACCAATGAATGTTCTAATTGTAGGGTATGTTCTTTAGAATAGAAGAATTCATTCTTAGACTCATCCCATTGCTCGATAGCAGGTATCGTGATCTTTAACATTATATTGGCCTCCTTATCAATTTGGATTACTTTATACTATTGGGTATTATGCCATTAATGAAATCCGAAGCAGCTTCTGCATTACCAGATAACTCCATGAATAATTCACTATAGGCTTCTGTCTGAGAGAAATTATCTCTAAGTTCCTGATTCTTTATGAATCGTTTACCATCCAGCGACTTCTCGCCATATGATCTAAGGATCAAATCCTTGAAACTTTCGACTATTTTCTTTGAATCTAGTTCCATAACTATTTTGGTTAACGCCTTTGTTAAACCGCCATTGGCCGATAATTCCATTTCAACAGCTTCCGCTTTTGTAAGATTAAAATAAAAGTCCTCTTTTCTTTCGTTACCGTCAAAGTCGGTATAAGATATTGTTTTTTTTAACATGTATTAATCCCCTTTCGATTAAATGGAGGGGCCGAAGCCCCTAATAATATTATGCTACAGTTGCAAAGTTCTTAACTGATGCTGCCAGTGTCTGTCCATAGACATCTACTACGCCACCAATTGTAACAATGTAAGTGGTAGTTCCAGTGAAGTCTGTAGTTGGGTCGAAGGTAAGTACTTTCTTGGCAGTATCCCAAGTCTTAGCACCTGCAACAAGAACACCTGCTGCCGATGTAACAACGATTGCTTCCTGAACTATAGCATTGTTGAATGTCATAACAATGTTAGCAGTCTTAGCAACTGATGCTGCGTCATCCAAAGGTAAGATTGTTACTGAAGGAGCTGCTATAGTTCCACCAGTTACGATAGTTGTTATTTCATCTGGAAGCGGTAATCTAGCAGAAGCACCTGCTGTTCCAAATAAAAGATCTTCAAGGGTAGCCAGTTTAGCTGGATCTACTTTGGTTGAATCTATTACCAAAGATGCAGTTGGTTTCTTACCAGTAACTGATACTGGAACAGTACTAACATCCCATGAGAAGGTTATTGCTTCAGGTGAATCGTTGATTGATTTGTAAGCCTTCTCTGAAGGAGCAGCAGTTGCTCCATATATCAAGTGTAACTTATATCCATAAGCCTCACCTGTAAGGTCGTTACCAATGATTGTTTTGTATGCCAAACCAAATGCCTGTCTAGCCTGCTGTCCAATAGCAACTCCAGTTCCAAGTGCTGCTGATCCATCACATGCTGCAAATTCATCTGGATATGTGTATGCTTCAACTGAAGCGGCAAACTGTTCTGCTGATGTAAGACTCAAATATTTTATGTCATCTGCATATATTGGATTTGGTTCTGCTCCTGATGGACTTTCTGTAACACTAACAAGACCATTCCATGCAATACCTGCAGGATATGCTCCAGCTGACTGTGGGTAAACTACACCCTGTTTAACACCGGTTTCATAAAGTTTCTGTCCGGCCTGATCCCAAACTAATTTAGACATATTCGTGATTCCTCCTTTTAGTAGTACAAATTATAAACATAGTGATTAAGATTATCTGTTGCGAAATATCGGTCAAATGAACATAATGGTAGAAGGCTAGTTTATCCATAGTTATATTGTCTGGATTCTTGTCAATCAAAGTTACAGTATATCGTTTTTTAAGACGATAAGGATTATCATCTGCAAACTTTGTATCTATGTCACTTATGGAAAATACAATACATGGGTAATTTATTTTAAATGATTCTGGTGGTTGAAAATAAACATCAACAAGTAATCCTTCTAGTAACGTCTGAAGTCCTAGCCTAGTTCCCATTATATACACCTCCAATCGTTAAAGTAAGACGAGGTCTCTGAACATCAATATTAGTGATTTTCCAAGAAACCCCCATCCATTTGATATATCTCATAGCATAGAAATTCCCATAGGCATATGGATCGGCTACAATACTAATCTCGTTACTTATAGTTAGATTATCATTGAGACTTTCTCCTGACTGATAACGTCTAGAGTTTTTAACAACATCTCCAGAGTAAGTTCGTTCAGTTATAACTTCAGTCCATACCCCAGGTGTAGTTTCTATTGTTTCAGCGTAGCCGATTACTCCATAAAACTTTGCCATTTTGAAGTTCCTCCTTCTGTAAGAAGTATGGTTTGTCTTTTGTGTCATAGCAGTAGGAACTATTTGGACAATTCATTGTATGTTGTAACTGACAAGTTGTACATCCTATTACTTCCATTTGTGTCTTTAACAAAAGACTCACCATCCTATCTACTTATTATGCTCCTACTTTAACCTGCTCAATAACAAGAGCTGACTTAGGGTGTATAAGTGCACCAGAGCATCTAGTCTCGATCAAGTATTTGTACTGGTTGTAGTCGATGTCGAAGTCATCAAACATTCCTATCTGACCACCCTTATCAGCGCCCATAGCATAGTCACCAAGACTAACTAGTATACCTTTAAGAGAAAGTGTCTCTGCTCCAACAACTCTTTCTAAACCAACCATAGGTGGAACTTCAACGATCTTTGAAACTCTAAGTGATGCTTCAAGATCAGCAACAGTGTTGTGGATTCTTCTTCCTAAGCTATCTTTAAGTAAGAGCATGTCAGTCAATATACCAGTAGTAGTGTAGAATGCTGGAGTACCACTACCTTTATAGTTCTCTCTTGACTTTATGATCTCATCTATGAGTTCCTGAGTGTCTTTGTCTGCTGCCACCTTAACGTGGTGAGCATAAAGGTCATTGTCAGTGTAAATAGGTCTGATACACTGGCTATCAACTTTATCTAAACTTGCAATATCTCGTCCATCTCCAACAAGAACAGCTCTAGCAAGTTCCTCGTCAAGCATCATTCTCATTTCAGCCTTCAACCAAGCAACTACATCTAGGTCGGTTATATCAAGTATGTCATCTCTGTCAAGTTTCTGTTTCTTGTAGATTGTAGTAGGGTAAGTAGTTCTCTTAGCAAGTGCGAAGAACTCTTCCTTTTTAACATTTCCTTTAACATAACCCTTAGCTCTTGCATCTTCAAGAGATATATCTGCATATATGGATTTGATTCTTGAGAATGGAGTATGTTTTGTTCCATCCATTACAGTTGTAACCCATGCCATATCTCTCTTAAGGAAGTCTGGTGAGTTAACAATGTTCTGCGCATCTGGGAACAGCATGTCTATATTCTCTATGCCATATGTAACTGCATGTGCGAGTACAGCATCCTTAAGTGATCCCCTTTTCTGTGCATCTGAGAATATGTTCTTTACATCTGCATGTGTAAGTTCTGCTCCACCACCAATATCGTCTTTGCTTTCAAATATGTTATGTTTCATCT